AGGCCGAGAGCACGCCATCGCCGCCGCGACCGTGGTGGAGACGTTGGGCCTTGTCGCCGCGCCCACGGAGCCCGCGCGCCCCTTGCTTGCTCGCATCACCCGCGCGGCCGCCGAGCAGTTGTCCAAGAGCTACCCCCGAAGCCGAGGCGACACCACCGCGACGCTCGCGTTGATCGACCGGCAAAGCGGCTCCCTTGTCTTCTCGCAGGTCGGAGACAGCGCCGTCTTGCGGCTCAGGGGCGGGGCGGTTGAGCTCTTGACGCCCATGCACAACTCGCCCTTCGCCAACCACGTCTTGGACCGCACGCTCAAGGTCCACGGCCAAGACACCCAGGACCACGGCGACGAGACGCGAGGCGCGACCGTGAGCTTCGAGAGCGCCCGCGCGGGGGACGTGTTTCTCGTCTGCACCGACGGCTTCCACGGCGCCGTGACGGTGCCCGACCTCGCCGCCGCGACGCGCGAGGCCTTCGCTGACCTGGACGACGACAGCGACAAGCCCCATCCCTCCCCCGAGGCCCGCGCCCGCCACATCGCCGTGCTGTTGATGGAGAAGGTCTTGGCCAAGCGCGACCCACGCCAGGACAACGCCACCTTGATCGTCCTCTACCTGCCCCATCCCGAGGAGTCGCAGCCATGAGCCGCGCCATCACCCAAGACGACATCCGGGCCATGCTCGACGAGCTCATCACGCAGGCCCGCGCGGTGGAGGCCGCCTGCTACAACCGCGCGGGCTTCACCGACGAGCAGCGCGCGCTTCTTGGGCTGGACCTAGACGGCCTGCGCGACCGCGCGCTTGTCACCCTGTCGCGCGCCCTCTTGCCAGACCCCGAGCCCAGCCTAGACGACCGCCGCGCGGTGGCCCTAGAGGCAGGCGCGCCCTACCTGCCCGACGCCATCTTCAACACCACCCCCAACCAGCTTGCGGCCCTCGCGGCCTGCGGCGTCAACACGGACCCCACCCGATGAGCGACCAAGACCAAGGCCCCTTCGCCAACATCGCAGACGCCCACGAGATGGGAGGCACGCGCCGCACCGTCTACGAGTTCAACGACAAGCTCAACGACGAGATCCGCGTCTCGGCGGCCGAGTACATCCGCGACAAGATGTGGGCGGCCATCGTGGGCGTGTCCCTCGACACGTCCGAGCTTTCGCTTGTGCGCCTGCGGATCGAGGATGCGTCCGAACGCATCGCCAGCCACATCACCCAGGCCAACATCAAGGCGCGCTGCGCCGAGAAGCGAGCCGACGAGGACGCCCAGCAGCACCGCGCGACCGTGGAGAGTTTGCGCGAGTCGATGGGCAAGCAGTCCTCCTACGTCTACGACTTGCGCTTGGAGATCAAAAACCTTCAGGCCGAGTACGACAAGCAGGCCCACTTGATCTCAGACTTGACGTGCATCAAGCCTACCTCCACCCCGGAGTTCATCACCAACGCCGAGCCCAAGCCCAGGCCCGCACAAGATGCTCGCGCCGAAGACCCCGACGTGGTGGCGCAGTGGAACAGCATCCCGCCGGGTGCGACCGAGATGCTTGGCGACCCCAACCACCTCGCGCAGCGCATGGACGCGCTTTGCCGCCAGCTCGGCGGGATGCTGACGACGCAACAGGCGACCTTGGAGCGCGTCGAGCAGATTGAGGGGCGCCTCAACGCCAAGAGGTGAAGCTGTGACCCCAACCGAGCTCCATCATATGCGCTTGCAGGTCACCGACGACCTCTTGGCCGCGCCCCTGAACCAAGATGCGGTCTTGGCGAAGTGGGGCGTCACCAAAGAGGACGCCGCCCTGTGGATCAAAGCCCGCCGCGCGGGGGAGAAGCGGTGGGCGCAGTTGCACGAGTTCCACCGCAACAACCCCACGTCCTACCCTGTCCCCAAGGGCTACGACGAGCACGCCCGCGCCGAGGCCGAGGCCGCCTTGGCGCGCGGCCGCGACGTTCACGGCCGGTTTGTGGAGGGCAACAGCGGCTCCAAGTACGGCCAAACGGGGCGCGTGAAGGCCGAGGCCATCGCGAGGCTCAACAACAGCCTCGCCGCCGCCGTGGACGCCCAAAACATCATCATGGGCGCGCTTTCCAAATATGTGCAGCGCGTGTTTGAGGACGACAACTACACGTTCTCGAAGACCGAAGCCGAGCACGCGGGGGGCGAGCTTCGGCATGTGGACCTCGCCGACATCAAGATCATCCACAACCTCAACGAGAAGCACTTCGACCGCATCAACGGCAAGCCCCGCCAGCGCATCATCGCCACGCTCACCACCGACGACAAGCAAGACGCCGAGGCGATCAAGCGCGTCCTCGACAACCTCGACGACGACACCAAGGAGAAGCTGGCGCAGATGGCCGACCCGTTGGAGATCGACGAGTGACCCGTTCACCGCGTCGCCGCATCGCCCCCGACGCGGTGGCCCTGCCCAAGCCGCGCCGCCCCGCGCCCCCGCCCGAGGACTTGGCCGACCCCGCGCTTGACCAGTCCGCCGACGCGGTAGATGATGTTCTCCCCTCTGCCCCGCTCGACTTCGACGACCCGCGCCCCCTCTACGAGATCCCCCGCGCGCCGTCGCCCCCCAAGGCCGCGTTGACGAGCGGCCCGTCAACGACTTCGACGAGCGGCCCGTCAGCGACTTCGAGCGCCAAGCACGCCAGCGCCATCAAGCCCGCCAAGGAGCCGCGCAAGCCACGCCAGCGCCAACAACGCCAGCGACAGCGCCGCATCATCGACAGCAAATTTGCCGACCCCGTGCAGCGCCCCACCGCGAAGACGATCACGCCCGAGGCCTTGTCCAAGCCCGCGCCGAGCCCCGGCGGCGAGCAGGTCATGGAGATTTGGAGCGACGGCGGCCACAGGCGCTACGAGCTGCGCTACAGCGTCAGCAAGGCGGGCTGGGTCACGGTGCGCTCTTGCTCTTGCCCAGGCTTCGCCCACCGAGGCCGTTGCAAGCACGCCGAGAGCGCCCAGCGCGCCGCCCAGCGCCTCGCCGCCTTCCAAGGCGCGCCCCCCATGCAACCAGGCGCGCTTGACGCCGCCACCAAGAAGAGCGACCAAGCCCCACGCGCCGAGCCCATCCCCTCGCGCCTCGCGCCAAGCCCAAGCCCCGAACACCCCGCCTCGCGCGCCGCACCGACCTACGCCCCGCCCGCGCCCAACCACGAGGCAGACCCCCGCCCGTTCTGGCAGCAGCTCCTCTCCCAAGACGACGAGGACGACCGCCCCGAGGCGCCGCCGCTTTCGCGCATCGTCAGCGCCGCCCTCGACGACGCCCGCCGCAAAGACCTCTTGCGTTTCATCAAGGGCCGCTTCCCGAAGTACCGCGCGGGGTGGGTCCACCGCGAGACGTGCGACGTGCTTCACCGGCTCATTGACGCCCAGCGCCGCAAGCAAGAGCTGCTTGTGCAAATCAATTTACCGTTCCGACACGGTAAATCCGAAATCGCCAGCGTCAACTTCGGCCCCTTCTATCTCGGCCACTTCCCCGAAAATCGCATCATAGAAGCATCCTACGCGCAGAGCCTGTCCAACAAGTTCTCGCGGCAGGCTCGCTCCATCATGGCGTCGGACTACTACCAAAACCTCTTTGAGACGCGCCTCTCCCGCAGCCGCAAGGCCGTGCAGGAATGGGAGACGGAGCAAGGCGGGGGCTTCAAGGCCGTCGGTGTCGGAGGCGGCGTCACGGGGCACGGCGCCGACCTGATCATCGTGGACGACGTCTACAAGGGCTTCGAGCAGGCCGATAGCTTGGCCTACCGCGAGAAGATCGAGGAATGGTGGAAGACGGAGCTTGGTACGCGCCAGATGCCAGGGGCCAGCGTCCTAGTCCTCAACACGCGGTGGCAAGAGGCCGACTTCAACGCCTTCCTCTCAGCCCAGGCGCGCGCCAACGGAACCGAGGTCATCGAGATCGCGTACCCCGCCATCGCGGAGGAGGACGAGCCCCACAGGCGCCGAGGCGAGGCGCTTCACCCCGCGCGCTACCCGTTGTCCAAATTGCTCGACTGGCAGCGCAGCATGGGACCCTATCGCTGGCGCGCCCTTGGCCAGCAGCGACCCATCCCCCCAGGCGGCGAGATCTTCAAGCGCGAGTGGTGGCGCTACTGGACCGAGCGCGACGGCGGCATCGTCGAGCCCTCGCTTGCCGTCCAGGGTGAGCGCCAGATCCTGCGCCTCGCCCACAACCTAGACCCCGAGACGTGGGACCATTGCTTCGACTCTGTGGCGCTGTCGGTGGACTGCACGTTCAAGGACACGTCCGACGGCTCGATGGTCGCGCTCTTGGTGTGCGCCAAGATCGGCCCCAACGGCTACCTCCTAGACGCGCACTGGTCGCGCATGGGGTTTATCGAAACCGCCGCCAAGATTTTAGAGATGTGCCGCCTGTGGAGCCCAGACAAGGTGTTGATCGAGGACAAGGCCAACGGCCCCGCGATCATGTCCGCCTTGTCGCGCGACGTGGCAGGACTCATCCCCATCGAGCCCCACGGCTCCAAAGAGGCCCGCGCGCACGCCTGCTCTGGCGTCGTCGAGGCGGGCAACGTCTTCTTGCCCCACCCCGACGACAGCCCCCGCAACGCATGGGTGGCTGAGTTCGTGCGCTTGATGGGCGGCTTTCCCAAGATCAAACCCGACGACCCCGTGGACGCATTCACGCAGTGGGCGGTGCGCGAGCTCGTCGGCTCCTTCCAATACCGCGTCGGTGGCCCCCTTGCCCCCCAAGACGCACCCCACGACCCCAGCGCCCCCCGCGCCGAGTGGAGCTTGTCGGGCAGACTCCCCGGCTGGTAAGCCGCACGGGCTGGTAAGCCGCACGGGCTGGTAAGCGGCGCGCACGGACGGGCGACCCTCCCCGCGCGGTAGCACCCGAAGCCCCCGCGCGCTATAACGCACCAAGGGCCGCCCCACGAGCGACCCCGACCCGCCGACCTTAGACGGCCCCGAGGCCGAGGAGCCCCAGCGATGGCCCAGCAACCCGTGTGGACCCCCGACCAACAGCGGCAGATTCGCGCCCTTGGGGCCACCGCGCACCCCTTCCCCTCGCGCTTCAACGGCCCGCTGCCCCCAGGCGCGTTGCCCGAGCTGTACGGCCTGCCCTCGCAAGACGAGTGGCACGCCGAGCAGATCCAAAAGGCCCGCCGCGTCTCCCAAGACCTGCTCGCCCCCCACGGACGAGGCGCGGCGCCCGAAGGCGAACTCATCTCCCCCACGGTCGAGCAGGGCCGCGCCACCTACAACGGCACCCGCGCGCCCGCCAACCTCCTGACCTATCCGATGCTGCGCGAGCTTGGCCGCATCGATACCATCCGCGCGGTCATCAACACGCGCACCGCGCAGGTCGCCCAGTGGTGCCACCCCAGCCACAAGGACCCCGACGGCAACTACAAGTACCGCCCAGGCTTCACGGTCGAGATCAAGGACAAGCGCAAGTCCCCGACCCGCGCGCAGCTCGACATGATCGAGCAGATCAAGACCTTCCTCTACCTCGCGGGAGGCCCAGGCTTTCGCCCCCAAGGCGCCCCGCAGACGCTGGAGGGCATGGCGCGCATGGTGCTGCGCGACTCGCTCACCTTGGACGCGGGGGCCATCGAGAAGGTTCGCACGCGCGGCGGGCAGCTTGCCTACTTGCTCCCGCTGGACGCGGCCACGATCCGCTACAGCCTCCCCACCGCCGCAGACCTCGCCCACGGCTGGCGCGACCCCCGCGACGGGTACGTCCAGGTGGACCCGTACACCACCCAGGTCCGCGCCACCTTCGACGCCCGCGACCTGATCTACTTGGTCCGCAACCCCTCCACAGAGCTTTGGCGCGGCGGCTACGGCGAGCCCGAGCTTGAGATCCTCATCGCCGCCATCACGACGCTCCTCAACTCCGAGACCTACAACGCCTCCAACTTCACCAACGGCCTTCAAGCGGCGGGCGTCTTGGCGGTCGTGTCCAACATGGGGCCCGAGCAGTTTGAGGTGTGGCAAAGAAAGCTTTACATGATGCTCAACGGCCCAAGCGCCATCAACCGCTTGGCCGCCGTGCAGCTCAACCCCCAGACCAAAGATGATATCAAGCACATTCCGCTTGGTAACACCAACAAGGAGATGCAATACCAAGAGTGGATTCAGTACCTTATCAAAAAGGTCTGTATGCTCTACCAGATGGACCCCGCAGAGATAGGGCTGGTCCACGGCAACGAGGGGCAAGACTCGTCGCTCAACTCCGCTGACCCCGACTCGCGCATAAAGGCCTCGCATGAGCGCGGGCTCTTCCCGCTGGTGAGGCTCTTGTTCGGCACGCTCCAAGCCCACGTCGTCGAGGAGCTTGATCCCGACTTCGAGGTTGTCCCGCAGGGACTAGAGCCCGACACGCGGGAGAAGACAGGCTCGCGGCTCAAGAGCGCAGGCGAGAGCTACCTCACCATCAACGAGGTCCGCGCCGCGCAGGGCCTAGAGCCCCTAGAGGACGAGAACGGCGAGCCCTCCCCGTTCGGCGCCTGGATCAATAATCCCACCTTCTTCAACGCCGCCCAGCAGGCCGCAGCCCAGGCCGCCGCAGCCGAGCAAGGTCCACCGCAGGACGACGAACAAGACCCCCCGCAAGGCGACGAGGCCCCCCAAGGCGACGACGACGAAGGCGAGGCGACCGACGACGAAGGCGACCAAGGCGACGGGCAAGCGCCCCCGCGCGGTGGACAAGGTCAGCCCCGACCCCCCGCCGAGGAGGACGACTTCGACATAGACGCCTTGTTCGCCGCGTCGCCCCTTGGCTCGCTGAAACGCCGCTAGAAGCCAAAAGACGCACCCCGCGCAAAGAATACGCCAAGCGGCGCGCAGATTGTTGTTGACAACGCGCGCCGCTTTTGCCATCCTGACCCAAGCACCCCCAAGGACACGTCCGAGGGTGTGCGCCTTGGAGGTCGGCGCGTGGCGCGTCATTCGAGACGGCTAGGCAAGCAGAGAACCGCACCGCGCCACCGCCCGACCCCCAACATCCTACCGCGAGGCGTGCGATGCTGTTCCCGACGACACCCCAGACCTTGACCTCCTTGCACCTGTGCTGCGGCGCAGGCGGTGACATGCTCGGCTTCGCGGAGGCGGGGTTTGACGTGCGGGGCGTGGACAACGACAAGCTCGCCTGCGACGCCGCGAGGTACTTGACGGGCGCGCCGGTGTTGTGCGCCGACCTTCTCACCACCACCCCCCGCGAGCTTGCGGCCTTCACCGACTGCCCCGACGTGGTGGTGCTCTCGGCGCCTTGTCAGGGCAACTCCAAGTGCTTGCCCGCCAAGATGTCGAAGACCGCCAAGTACCAAGACCTCAACCGCTTGGCCGAGGTCATCATCGAGCTTGTCGCCAAGACCTCGCGGCAGGTCTGGGGCAAGAACCCCGCCGTGATCTTCTTTGAAAATGTGTCGGGCATCAAGGCGCGCTCCAACCACGTCCTAGACAACGTGCGGGCGACCTTGCGCGTTCACGGGTACGTGTTCGACGAGCGGTATCACGACTGCGGGAGCATCGGAGGCTTGGCCCAGCACCGCGAGCGGTATCTCTTGATCGCCCGCGACCCCAAGCATTGCCCCGCGTACATCCTCCATCCCCCCGCGCAGCGCGTCCGAGGGATCGCGGAGGTGTTGGGCTCGCTCCCGACCCCCATCCCCCGCAGCGGCAACGGCGGCGCCATGCACGAGCTGCCCCGCGTGTCGGACCTCAACGCCCTGCGCCTTGCCTTGATCCGCGCGGGCTACGACTGGCGCGACCTGCCCCCCAGCGTGAAGATCGGCGCCAGCGCCACCAAGCACGGCGGCCACTACGGCGTGATGGACGACGAGCAGCCGTCCAACACCGTCTTGGCGACCGCGAGGATGGACACGGGCCGCGCTTCGACCCGCGACCGCAGGTTGTCGGACGCGGTGGACCCTCGCGCCGAGCTTTGCCCTCAGATCGAAGACCGCCCAGGCCGCCACGCGGGCTACTTCGGCGTGCAGGCCCCCAACGACCCCGCGCACGCCGTGATCGGCTCGGTCAAGGGCATCAACGCCAACGGCGCAGCGGTGGACCCCCGCGTCGAGCTTGGCGGCGACACCCACAAGGGCACCTTCGGCGTCGAGGACGACCAAGCCGCCGCGCACGCCGTGATCGGAGAGAAGCGCGGCACCCGCAACTGGGGTGCGGCCACCGACCCCCGCATCACGAACCACCCCCGCAGCGGGACGATGCAGGTCAATCCTTCCGAGGAGCCGTCCACCACCATCATCGGCCACGCCCGCGCCGAGAAGGGCAACACCGCCGCCGACCCGCGCCTCAAGCTCGGCCGCCATGCCCACAACGGTCCCTTGGGCGTCGAGCACCCCGCGCAACCCGCGCACGCCATCATCGGCGAAGGTCGCAGCGGCAACACGTGGGCCAGCCTCGCGGACCCCCGCACAGCGGACCCCCGCCTCCCGCAGCGGGCGGGCCGCCAGAACGGGCAACTCGGCGTGGAGGACAGCGACCACGAGAGCCACGCCGTGATCGCCCGAAACGCCCCGAGCGTCTATTGGAGCGCCACCAACGACGCCCGCCTGGGGCCCGCCGCCGCCGTCGAGCTTCCCCCCGTCACCGACCGCCAGAACGGCGCGCTTGGGGTCCTGGCCCCCGACCAGCCCAGCCGCACCATCCGCGCCCGCGTCCAAGGCGCCAACCAAGCCGCCCACGCCGCCGACCCCCGCACGCAGGCGGTACCCCACACGACGGACCCCCGCACGCAGGCGGTACCTCACACGGCGGACATTCGCCTACCGCGCGCCCAGCCCCGCAGCGGGGGGTACGGGGTGCAGGACATGGCGCAGGCGTCGGGCGCGGTGATCGCCAGCGCCGACGTGACGGCGGGAGCGTTTGCCACGCAGGACCAGCGAGTCCACCGCGAGAGGACCACGGAGGCCGACCCCAACGGCGTGCAGGGTTTTCTACGATTCCCAGATGATTCGGCGCAAACCGCGCCGAAAAGCAGAAAAGGTAAATCAAGAAAACAAACCACACCGCCGCCCCCGTCGTCGAAGGGTTGGCGCATGGACGGGGCGTTGTTCGCGCCGACGCACCGCATCACCGCGACCGACGAGGGCTTGTGCGTGGTGACGTTGCCGGGCGGCCGCGAGCTTGACCTTGCGCGCACGCAGACCCCGAGGCGCACCGAGCAGCATGTGGTGATCGTGGCGCTGGACGGGACATACCACAGGCCACTAACGACGCTTGAGCTTGCGGCCTTGCAGAGCTTCCCCGTGCTGCACAAGGGCGCGTGGCTGTGCTTCCCAGGCACCCAGGCCCAGCAGCGCAAGCTCATCGGGAACGCGATCCCGCCCGCAGCGGCCTACGCGGTGGCGACCGAGGTTGCGGCGGCGCTTCGAGCCCCAGGGCTTGCGGGCGTGCTTGTCGGCGCAGACCGCCACATCTGGACGACCCCCCACCAAATTTGGGACCACCCCCACCGCCTGTTCGGGCTCTACACGCTCGAATCGGCCCACCAGTAGGAGCCCCCACCATGCCCGCGTCCGTCCTCGTTGCCGCCCTGCTTTGGATCTTGCGCCACCCCTTCAAGGCGCTGACGTGGCTTTGGGGCGAGCTTGCCCGCGACCAAGACAGCGCCAGCCCCGACCAAGGCAAGCCCAGCCCCGACAACAACCGCAACCGCTGACCCCCCCGCGCGGCCTCAGTCCCCGCGCCAAGGAGAGCCCACAATGGCCGAGCTTCCACTTCCCCCTTACCTACACAACATCTTGAAAAACTGCCAAACGCTCCACAGCCGAGGCGAGATGATCACCTCGCGCGCGCTGACGGAGCTGTTCGAGGAGCAGGGTCACAACTACACCCAGGCGCACATGTCGGTGGCCCTGTCGCTCCTTGGCAACAAGAGGCTCGTGGTGAAGGGTGAGCGCCACGAGAAGCCCAAGACGGGCGGGCGTGGGGGCATCGTCTGGACGCTGGCCCACCAAGACCCCGCGCAGGCCGAGGAGGCGGCCAAGGGGTGCGAGCTGCGCTTTGAGGACCTGCGGCGCAGCCTCCACGCGCTGCTGTCCAAAGGCGGCCCGTTGACGATGCGCGAGGCGACGGCGGCGCTGGGGCTCGCGCGCTCGCGGTTGTCCAACGACC